CCCCCGCCCGCCAAGTACACGCCCCCTCGTGTAACCCCGGGGATGGAGAAGCAGGCAGCCGCGAAAATATCCTCCGCCCCGACCTCTAAGCCGAAGGCCTTCCAAGGCAAACCTACCGTTGGGACCCCGACGCTCAAGGAACTGCGGATAGCCAAACAAGAGAACGCCCTGAAAGTCAACAAACGCGGCTACCTCACGACTCCTTCAACCCGTTTCGCAGCGAAGGAGCTGAAGCACGCCAAGAAGGCCGTGGGGCACAGCAAGCCCGACCTTTCTGGCCTCTCCCCGCAGGAACGCCGCGCAGCAAAGCTCGACGTGAAGATTGGGCCTAAGTACGGCATTCCCCCTTCCGTCTTGATGGCTCAGCAGCGCCAGGAGTCCGGCTTCGATCCTGCGGCCGTCTCTTCCGCAGGCGCGCAGGGGATCAGTCAGTTCATCCCTTCTACGGCCGCCAGCTATGGCGTGAGGTACGGAACGGGGCAGCCCGAAGTTAGGAGCCAGATCCGGGGGCAAGCAGAGCTCCTCAAGGACCAGGGCTTCAAGAGCAATCCCCAGGCCGCCCTTTCCGCCTATTCCGGCGGCTACGCAGCGAGCGACTACAACAACCCGATCCTCGAAGGCTCCTCCGACTACAAAGCCCTCGACAGTCGCGACAACCCGAAAGCCATCAAGCGTCTCGCAGATGCGAAGACGTTGGCGCGTTCCCTGGGCCTGAGGGCTGCGGGAAAGGCCGTCAAGCCTCCGAAGAAGCTGATTACGCGCTTCAAGGCCGCAAAGAAGGCGATGAAGGAAGTCGAAGGCCTCCCCTACGTCTGGGGCGGTGGACACGGCTCACCAACCTCTAGCCCCACCGGAGGGGGACTCGACTGCTCCGGGGCTGTGGGCTACGTCCTCAACAAAATTGGCGCTCTGCACGGCTCGCTCACCTCAGGGTCGATGGGGTCAGTCCTCAAGCCTGGGCCCGGCGCGCTGACGGTCTTCTACAACGCCGGACACACCTTCTTGCGCTTGGGTAACGAGTACTGGGGAACGTCGGTCGGTGACTCAGGATCAGGCGGTCTCGGACCCCACCCAACCCCCAGCGCCTCCTACCTAGCCCAATACAACGTTGGCCATGTCCCCGGGATGGGAATGAAGCAGGCGCTTGAGCTGGGCTTCAAGAATCTCGGCACCCCAAGTTCCTTCCCCGGCATGACGCTCTCGCCATCGGGAACGACGGCAACGATCGACCCGGGCGCTGGTGCAACCCAGGGCAAGCCGGGCTTCTCAAGCTCCCCAATCCAGCCCACCCAGCAGCAGAAAGCCCGCAGGGCGATCAAGAAGCTGAGCCAACTCGGCGTCCCCACCAGCCCCAAGGCAAAGGAAGCCACCAAGGGCGTGACCCTCGCCGAGCTTGAAAAGACGTACGGTCCAAGCGCGGTCTGATGGCTCGGCAACAGAGCAAGATTTGCACGAAGTGCGGTGAGTCGAAGCCAATCGAAGCCTTTGGTCGCGACCGCCGCCGCTCCCCGGACGGTCGCGAGGCTCGGTGCAAGGATTGTCGACGGCAAGAAAAGAATGCTTGGCAGCGAGTGAACACCTCTCGAATGGCCGAATTGAAGAGGGAATACCGCGAACGAACTCCTGATGCGGATGCACGCTACCCCGAGAAAATACGGGCCAGAAACAGACTGAATCTTGCCATCCGTCGGGGAAGACTTGTCAAGCCGAGGGAGTGCGGATCCTGTGAACAGGTTGTCGCATCTCGCTGTCTTCACGGCCACCACCCCGACTACAGCAAGCCGCTGGAGGTCGAATGGCTTTGCGCGGCTTGCCACTCGGAACTACACCGCAAGGCAGCCGTTTGAGCAGTGGCCTCGTCGTCCCGCCAGAGCTGAGGAACGACCCCGACGTAATCCGCCAGCTCGCGGAGCTGAACGCGCTCCTTGAGGCCAACCCACTCCAGGGCTACAACAACCCGAACCTCACCGACAAGGTTCACCGCAAGCAACTGGAGTTCCACGCGGCCCAGACCCGGATCAAGGGGATCATCGCCGGCAACCGCTGCGGGAAGACGATCGGCTGCAAGGTCGATGACCTGATCCAGGCGGTAGACGAAGACTGCCTCCCCGAGCACCTGAAGTCCTACAAGCGCTGGGAACCGCCCTTCATCTGTTGGCTGGGCGCCCCGAAGTTCGAGAAGCACCGCGACACGATCATCCCGATCCTGCGGAAGTTCTGCCCGAAAGACCAACTCCTCGGCGGCTCCTTCGATAAAGCCTTCAACGGCCAGAACTGGCACCTCCGTTTCAAAAACGGCTCGGAGTTCTACTTCAAGACCTACGACCAGGACGTAGACGCCTGGGCCTCCGCCGAGATCCACAGGGTCGACTGGGACGAGGAGCCAGAGGGCGAACACGGGCTGAAACTCCGCTCCGAGGCCAGGGCTCGGCTGGTCTCGACCAACGGCGACGAGATCCTCGGCATGACGCCCCTCTTCGGCCTCTCCTGGGTGCACGACAAGATCTGGGAACGCCGCGACGACCCGGGCATCACGGTCGTCCATATGGCGATGGAGGACAACCCTTGGCTCACCCCGCAAGCCATCGAGGAATTCGCCGAAGAGTTGACCAGCGAGGAACGACGGGCACGCGTGGGAGGGGAATTCGTCCACTTCGCCGGCCTCGTTTACCCGGAGTTGAAGGACGAGCACTTCGCCCCCGCCCCTAGTCCCGATCACCTCAAGTGCCAGGACATTGTTGCCGCGATTGACCCGGGGATCCGCACGACCGGAGTCATCTTCGCCGCCTTCGACCGCGACAACTCGATGCTGGTCTTCGATGAGCTTTACCTGCACAACGACGACGCGATCCCCGAGCAGTCCTCACTTCACATCCTCGCCAAGCTCTCTGACTGGGGGATCGACCCAGCCGAGGTGAAGTTCCTGATCGACCCATCGGCAAGGAACCGCTCGCTAACCGACGCCGACCGAGTGCAGGCCGCCTACTGGCGCGCCGGGATCAAATGCTACGCCGCCCAGCACGACGTGGAAGCCGGCGTCTTCGAGGTCAAGCGTCGGCTTGAGACCAACCTGATCCGCTTCTCCGAGGACTGCAAGACGACGAAATGGGAGCACCGCCGCTACCGGATCGACCCCAAAGCCGATGGCAGCTTCGCGGTGGTGAAGCAGGACGACCACCTCTGCGACCCCACCCGCTACATCGCCATGTCCCGCCCCATCGGACCCAACCGAATCAAGCGCCAGCCCCCCAAACGCCAGCGCTGGGTCCAAGGCACCGCGCCCCCTCTTGACCTGCGCCCTCGCCGCCCAGTCGGGCCGATGGGCGCCTTCTCCTGAAAGGAAGCCAATGGCTAAAGACGACAAGACCAAAGACCGCTGCCCGAATAGGAAACGTTGGGTCCAAAGGCCGGTCTATTACCAACTTATGACTTGCGCTCCAGGGACACACGGCAGCGGGAAGCACGCGGTCTGATGCGAGTCATCACCGCGCCTCTCGACTCCCCGCCTCATGCCTGCCTTGTTACGGGCCGGGAAGACGGCGAGTTCTGCGACTTCGAAACCGACGTCATCTGCGACGAATTCCCGCACGTCTACATCAAACGCGACGTAGTTGAGGCCGCAGCCAGGGAACTCGGGATGGTCCCAGCCGAGGAGGTAGTGGAGATCCGCCGCCAGGTCGCCGAGTGGGGCCAGAAGCTCGATGACGTTCTCGATTCGCTCAGTCTCGCCGCCGACTTCGAGGAGCAATTCAACCGACTAAGGAGCACCTGATGGCCACGAACCTGACGATCAACTCTCACCAAAGCGTCCTTTTTGAGGCGCCCGTCCACACGATCACCGTCACCACCGGCTCGGTAGTGATCACCGACGGCCACGACGCCAACGTGGTCGAAGCGGATGCGGTCTACGACGCCGGAGACAAAGCCAGCCTTTCGGTCTTCTCACCCGATAGCGCCCGCATCTCAGTCACCTACGCCGATGAGGCGGCCCCGGCACCAGCCGAGCGCGGCGACTCGGGAGGTAATACCGGTTCCTTCGAGTCTCGCACCGTGAAGGAGCTGCGCGCCCTCGCCAAAGAGCGCGGCATCAAGGGCTACTCGAAGCTCGACAAGGACGCGCTGATCGGGGCGCTTCGCGGCTGATGGCCCTCAGCGCCGGAGAACGGATGGAAAGCGGCTTCGTCCGCGACGAAAACGGCCGCCTGGTAGCGGTCGCCGAAGGCTCCGCGATCAATGGTGGTTTCGTCACCGACACGGATGGTCGCGTAGTCATAGCCGGGAATCCGAACTGGGTGGGGGGCGACAACGTAACTGTCTACACCGCCAACCCCGAACCCCGCACTCTGAAGGTCAAGGACGGCACGGCTGCCTCCCCCGTCACGGAAGCCCACCCGACGGTCAAGGTCTCGCGCACCTCCGGCGTCACCGGGGGAGTCACGGGCGACGGGGCCACCGAGCTAGGGGCCATCTACGGCTCTGCGTCGGGTACGTCGACCTCGAAAGTGCAGGAGATCGGTGTCATCGGCACGGCCAAGAACGTAGGCACGGCGGGAGAACCAGATGCCTGCGGCCTCTACGGCGTGGGGCGCATCCTCGCCGGGGGTAAAGGGCGGGCCTTCGGACTGTTCGCCATAGGCCGCAGGGATGAAGCCGAACAGCGGGCCACCGGAGCGGAGATCGCCGTCGAAAACCTCGGCGGCGCCGACACCTACGACATCAACACCGGGGCCGAGACCACGAAAGGCATCTGGCTCCACGGAGGCACCGCCAAGGCAGCGGTAGGCATTCAGGTCGGGACCATCTCCGAAGCCGTCCCTTCATTCGATGTGGCCTTCGGGATAAACAAATTCGCCGTTGGAACGGCTGCCTTCCAAGACAACTCCTCAGCCGAACGCTCGGTGCAGATCAAAGGCACTCACTCCAAGGCCGCGCTCTCCGTCGCACTCAACTCAGGGATAGCTGTTCTCGGAGCCGAAGAAAAGAACTTCGCCGGCTCCCAACTCTTCGAGGTCTACTACGGCGAAGAAGCGCTCGACCCCGGCTTCGTGGCGGGGACCGACAAAGGCAAATCGGTCTCAGGAATCCTCATGCGCAACTCGACGGGTCAGGCCAAGGTCTTCGCCTCCAACGCTTCAAACGCCTTCCTGACCGGCACCGCGCAGGGAGACACCGGCATCAACTTCACCGCCGGGAAGATCTTCCACGTAGGCGCCCAGACGAAAACCTCCCTCCTGCGGGTCAGCGAAACGGGAGTCGGCTTCAACGGCGCCGCCCCGGTCGCCAAAGCCGGCGCCATCACCTCCCCAGCGGCGGAACTCGCGCCCCTCAAGACCGCCGTCGACGCGATCCGAGTTGCCCTCACCAACGTCGGGATCACGGCATGAACACCCGCGCGATTCTGGCCCTTATTGCCGACCTCTACATGCAAATCGAGAATCTCCAAAAGGAAAACGAGGAACTCAAGATCGCCAAGGGGGCGGAATGATCGAGCTGACGGCCCTCTTCGTCCTGGGCTTCTTCCTGGCCTACTTGCAATGGAGCAAGGACCGCACGGTCAACTCCCTGCTCGCCGAGCAGACCCAGGAGCGTCGGGAGTGGGCAACGGAGCGCACCTCGCTTCTCCAGCGCATCCAGGCGCCCGAGACTGCCGTGCTGCAAGAGGCCCAGAAAGACCGCAAGCCGGTTCCGAAGATCGGCTACGAAGACGACGCCGCCTTCATCGCCGCCAGGGATCGGGTGAACAATGGCGGTTAGCGCGCCGGAGAAGGTCGAGGAGGCCGCCGAAAACGAGCAGATCCCCCAGGACGTAGACGCGAAGCTCAAACGGGGCCGCGAGCGCCTCAAACAGCTCTCCGCATCCCGTCAGCTCGCAGTCGAATTCGTCAACGGAAACCAGTACGCCTACCTCTCCGAAGACGGCCTCAAGGTCAACCAGCAGTCCACCGTCGCCGTCTCGGCGGGGGGCCAGAAACCCGACCACCGCGTACGCCTCTCCCACAACCAGATCCTTCCAATCGTCAAGGCGAAGGTCGCCTCCGCAACCTCCCAGGTCCCCTCCTACGAGTGCAACCCCTCGACCGCCGATGCCGAGGACATCTCAGCCGCCAAGCTCTCCGAGAAAGTCGCCTCAGCCGGCTATGACCTCTGGGGTGTCAAGCGAGCCACTAAAAAGCTCGTCTGGGACGCTCTCGTCACCGAGGAGGGTTTCGTCATGGCCTACTGGGACTCCACCGTGGGCCCCTACATCGACGTGAGCCAGACGCCAGACGAGGACCCCGAAGGTGAGGAAGGCGAGGAAACAGAAGATCAGGAGCCGGAGTACGTCGGCATGGGCGAGATCAAGATCGCCTGTTACGACGGCCGCGCGCTCATGTGGGAGCCGGGGGTGGACTTCGAGGAATCGCGCTGGTGGGCGATCCAGCACGCCCGTCCGGTCGAAGAGGTGGAAGACGAACCGGACTTCATCGGCGAGAAGCTAAAGCCCGACGCCACCCTCCCCGGTCGCAACAAGCCCAAGGGCGCGAAACTCGTCATGGTCACCGAGTTCCTGGAGCGCCCCTGCCC